CGGAGCTGGGGGAGGAAACGCTCTCGGAAATCACCGCTGACACTGTCAGGGGTGGTATCCGGAGTATGTACCTTGCAGGTCAAAAATTGGTGAACATATGTTCAAACCGGATTCCGGTTGTCATACCGACGCCCAAGGGGCGACGCACTATGTCTCTGACCTTTAAGGCTGCCCTATCCTACGGAAAATCCACTTCAAAGAAGTGGTTCCAGGAGGCAGTCGGGCCGCAAGCGGACGACGCGGGTAATCCCATTGGGCTTAACCGTGCCGCTCGCACGCGGTTACGGAGTGACCTGAAAAGGGGGCTCATCTCACGGAGAGAAGCCACCTTTCTAGGCATTCAGTCCGCCTTAGTAGTCACCACTCGGTTCAAGATCATGGATCTAGGGGAGTGGGCCGGATTCCGGCACGAACTATTCAAGGCGTGTTACGAGTGTGGGAACATTTCCAAGTTCGGGAAACAATGGAAGAAGTTCACTACCGCCGTGCAAAACCAGATGTTGATGAACCAACTTCTCGCGGACCCAAGGGGTCAACTAGAAGAGATAATCAAATCTGTGCCAATCGCAAAGAAAACAGTGGATATTTTGTTAAGAACAAATATTCCGCTGCTCCGTCCGATGGGAATCCCACCGAAAGAGCGAATGTGGATTGTAGCTCATCTGACGCAGTCGAGATTCTTGCCGGGACCTTCCCGTAAAGAGTGTCTCAGCTCCGTCGTAGAGTTGAAGGAACGATTGACCGGACCGAGGCCCGACGGATCCCAATGGGAGTCCGATCGGGAACGAATCCGATCTATCGAAACTGCCTGCCAGCAGGTAGGAATGGAAAACCGGGATGCCCGGGGAGCGAAGGACGTGACAAAGTCACACCTTTCTCTTTCCAACTCCGCCTGTTTGGAGTACACCAGAATGCAGGGGGGAAAACTCGCCATATTATGGGGAGAATTCAAAGAGTTCTTGGATTCCAAGATCTCGTCCCACTTCAAACTTGGTGTGAAAGATGATGTCGACCTTTTTCGGGTTCGAGGACTCCTCGATTCCGTACTAAGGTCGGTCAATCGGAAAGACGCAAACCGACCGTACCCGAAGGTGCCAAGTCTCAAGGAGAAATACACCAAGGGCGAGATCGGAAAGCGCTTTTACTGGGAACTGCTCATCGCGCGTTCTCCCATGGGGAAAATACCTGATGAGATGAGCCCAGAAGACTTGTACGAATACAACAACCCGGAACTTCCGGCGGTGTTCCATGACCACCCGCTGTTGACCCGTTACCTTCCTACCGGCTTCGATTCGAAGGCCGG